GTACTTCCCTATATTGACTAAAAAAATTTTTTGGCAATATTGATTTTCTTTCCATTTTCATTCACCCTCTATAATATATTGGGTACATATTTTAGTGACTAATTTTTTGAACCCTCTTCGATGAAACAGAGCAACTCCACTGTTTCATTGGTTCATATTATAACATGTTGTTACTTATTTGTCAAAATATTCTATGTATTTTTAATAATCATACATACCCTATTCTTATTTTTATTCTACCATATGATGTTAAATTTGCAAATGTTTTTTACTACTAAATTATACATTTACGTCCATTAAATAGTATGTTTAATTGAAATATTTTAATGCTTCTTTTTTATAATTTTTCTTTTTTATGTCACAGTCAATAATAGAATAGTACTTATTACCCACTTGTTTGATTATGATACTAGTAAGATTAGTATTATAAATTTGATTAAATTCTGCAACTTGGATATGATTTAAAATACATGCTCTATACATATAATCACTCCTTTCGTGTGTGATTATTGCATAAAAAAAGAAGTACTGCAAATTACCTATTTAGTAATTTCAGTACTTTTTTCTTTTTGATTTTCTATTTTCCTATAAACAATTTTTCTTTTTCAGATAATTTTATTGCATAATAATCAAGTTTACTACTTTCAAAAATTAATTTAACATTAGGAATTTCAGTTAATTTATTCTTATATTCAATTATCTGAGCATTTGCATTATTTAACTCTTCTTTTAGGCTTTTTATCTGATTATTTAAGTTGTCGATAGTTTTATTTAGTTCATTAATTTTTGTTTCAGCATCATCTGTCTTAGGCTCTTCGACTGGCTTCTCTTTTTTAGGCAGCCACTCTGCCCATTCTCCGTTGGCGAAATACAGACCTTCTTCTACTTTATGCCAATCATATCCTGCGGTAGTAGTAAATTCTATTGAGTTATAAATACCCGGGTTCATATACCCTATAATTTCGCCATGAGGACTAGTTCTAGCACGAACATTGTCAGCATTGATTTTAATTTGATTGACGTATTCATTCCTAGCTACTGGAGTTCCATATTTTTTTCTTTCTCCTTCTTTAACGTTTCTGAAATTTAAGCCTAAAGTTTGAATAATATTATAACTATCATCAACAAATAAGCAGTCTGTTACAAGCTTGCCATTATTAATCGACCAATAACCGGCAGCATCCTTATGCCATCCAGTACCAGTAAATTTACCTTTAGCACACTCAAAATGACAATGATTACCTGTCGCATAGCCCTTAGTACCCTCCTGATAAAATGCTTCGCCTTTTTTTATAATCTTTCCAACCCATAGGTCTGAAACATCGTTGTCATGACAAAACATAATTGTCATATAATCTTTAGTACCATCAGCATACAATACTGGTTCTATACTCTCTAGCCATACTTCATTAGCATCATGAGTATATATCTTTTTGATTACACCTGTGAAAGGAGCAAATAACGAACTTATACCACCATCTTGACATGCTTCATCAGTTGCCCAACAATCAGTGTGTGTTCCTTCATGATCCCTTTGTGTTATTCTTATAATCTTACTAGGATACATTGCTTTTTCCATGTATTACTCACCTCTATCTATAATGTTTTCTGTCGGTATTTTAATTGTCGATTCTTCTTGCAACTCTAAAATTTCTGTTTTTAATTTTAGAATGTCTTTTAATTTAATTAAATCTTGAGAACCATACATTACTATCCCTGCCATGAATAACATTTTTATTGCATCAATTAAATTTACATTGGTACCATTAATATTTGCTACTAAAATGTCTGAATTTAAGTATGATGTTAAGTACATAAGTCCTATACCACCCAGAATACTAACAATCTTAACTAAACCTTCTAAGAATTTCTTTTTGTTGAAATTCTGCTTTAACTTTGCTAAAGTCATTCCTAATAAAACATTAGCTAACATAGTGGCCACTAATCCTATAAATAAATTAAGCATTATTCTTCAACTCCTTTTCATAATCATCTTCCAATACGTGAACTTTAATTTTTATGGCGCCATTTCCGCCCTTTTCAATGTAGTCCTTACCAATAGAGACTCTTTCACTTAGTGGCAATTCCTCACTACAGATGGCTATTTTCATGGTGTCTAGGCTATTCTTCAAAAGTTCTGCATGTATAGACTTATTATCTGTTTTAATATCCTTTATTTCTTTTTTTAACTCTTTGATGTCTGTTTTTATTTCGTCTTTAATTTCTTTCAACAAAAAATCCCGAATTAAAATTGGGATTTTTAGCATTATTTTTTTTAAATAATCTTTCACATTTTTAATTTCCTTTCTATTTTCATAAATAAGCACATTTTGCTTTAATCCAACTTGTTTGTGTTGCCGAACCAACAAAATATAAATTAGTGTATGCAAGGTCATTTTTAAACAGCAAATAAAATGTTGTTGATTGAGTCAAATTATAACATTTCGAATTTACAAACCTTTGACTAATCATTTTTCCAGAAACTAACGGCATAACCAAGTTCGAAATTAAAGAGCCTTCCGTTATTTCACTGGGGTTTTTAGATTTTATACTTAAGTATATACTGCCTACAGGGTATAGTAAATCAACATTTATCATAATGCCAATATTTAATATCTATTTATGCTATTCTTCGCCATAATGCCATGACTATAAACGGAGGTCTATTTTCATGAGATTGATTTCCACCTTCATTTTCTATAAAGCCACTAGCTGGTCCGTCTGAAGCATTGTTCCTTAAAATACCAGCATAGCCACCCGTAGTAGAACCAGAGACTTTAATTTTGTGAGAATGCTTAGGCATCTCATCAATAGTTAATTTGTGCATTTTTTCTCCACCTGTTTTGCCTATTTGATTATAATCGGTATCATTTGGATCATAGCCAACAGGAAATTTTCCTTCAGCAATTCGTTCCCATGAAAATCCAAGAAAATTCGAATGATCTAAATCATCAAAAAAGACCTCTACTTTATTTATTGGAAAAGCTTCTACTAATAATTTTGGATTGATCATATTTTTGTCACTTCCTTTCTAATTTATTATTATCGGAACTATTGTCCAGTGAGATGAATTCCAATTTTCAGCACTTGTAATTGCAGTTGTGCATTCATATATTACATGGTCTTTGACTACTATATCACCAACTGCATAAGTTTTGGTTGAATCATAGGTGTCATCTTTTAAACCTAGCGCTACTAGTGTATTTTCTATAATAGCATTCAAACCACTGCAATCAACACTTATTACATTATTTTCAATTACTACGTTTTCTCCAGCTGAAAGCACATTTTGCTTTTTAGATAATATATTAGTACTATCTGTTAAATCACTTAAATCTGTTGGTATTACAGGAAAATTAGTTATATTTTCAACAGTATGAGAATGAGTGATATTAGCTTTATCATTTAAGGAACCTTGCAAATCAGACTGATCACTTAATGTACCTGTAATATTACCCCATTTTGCGCTTGTTTGAGTATTTGAGATAACTCCGCCAGATATTTTGATTCCTTTGCCAGCTGTATACGTTGTATCGGTAAATACTGCATTGCTAGGTACATCAGATTCTACTGTATGATTATTTACCTTTTCTGCATTATCTACTATTCCATTGCCATCAATATCATAAATAGAAGTCAGCATATTCCCAGAACCTTGACCGTCGGCACCATCATTGATAGTCACTGTATGTGTACCAGATACATCTACTATTGTTACTGTTGTTACTTTACCGGTCTTTGAAGTAGTTATTGTAGGACTTATACCATCATTGCCAGGAGATCCCTTGTCACCTTGTTCTCCTTTCGCACCTGTATCTCCCTTTGGACCACGTTCGCCTTGGGCTCCAGGTTCACCTTTTGGTCCCTGGATTCCTTGTTCTCCTTTCGCACCTGTATCTCCCTTTGGTCCTCGATAATCCAAATAAGCATTCAATTCAGCATCATCTATTGTTACCTCTCCTGTTATTATTAAATCTTCTGTATCATTCGTTAAAAGTTCAGTATTCATTATTGATCATTGCTCCCTTCGGGAAAAAGTTTAAAGTATTTAGCTCCAGTTTGATCATCATACCCTAAAATAGTTAGATCATCATTAACAGCAATATCGTACTGATATTTAACAGGTGACGATATTAAATCACCAATGGTAGTATCATCTTTAGAAAATTCAAAAGTAACTGTGTCAGTTTTTTCTTGTACTGTTACTTTTTTTCTTAAAACAGGCTCGCTGTCACCGAAATTATTTTTTAAAGAAAAAGATACAACATCATCTTTATAAAAAGGCTCATACGCACCATCAGAAATTTTTTTCTTTACTTTAATACTACCCTTGTCTCCTCGTGTCACAAGCAAAGTTGTACCATCTTTGTCTATTTTAAACATATTAACTCTCCCTCCTACTTTGGACTAATATATCCTAATATATTTACTATTGCTCTTCCCATTCCTGTTTTTTTAACAAGTTCAGCATCAGTCGTTGGAATCGTATCTCCACAACGAACAACTAATTTAGTTTTACCAGTTTGATTTATTGTAGACTTTATATTAATGGTAGATTTTTTTTCAATTGTTACTCCAGATGAGTTTGTCGGAGTATAAGATGTAACCCTAAATGCATTTTCAATTTCCAATAAATCCGACGAAGATACAGCATATCTGTATTCATTACCAAAAGCCATATATAATTTAAAATTATTCTCATTCTGATACTTATAAAGTCTTAGATTCTGTGAACTGCCCCAATCATCAAACTGTTTCCCAGTATCATTATCCCAAATGGACCAATAGACTGGTGTATGAAATAAAGTTAAATATGCCGACACCATTTTAAAGTTATCGGGTATATCAACATCAATTACTAAATCAGCATAATCTTTTGTAAGTCCATTCACTACATTATCGGACATAAGTCCATAATATTTATTAAATCCTAGAAGTTGATACCCATTGTGTTGACCAGAAGAAACATATTGTAAATTCGTTAAAATATTTCCTTGAGAAATAAGAATACCAGCTGATGAATAGATATTAGCATTCAATGATAATTCATCCGTTATTTTATCCCAATGATCTTTATTAAAACTTGTAGACGAAGTATTTGCTTTTAAAAAGTCATTAAGTGTAACATTTTCAAATAGTACAATATCATTTGTATTGTTAACCCTCCAAATATCTCCAGAGTTATAACTTGTAGGCTTGCTTAAAAAGATATTCTTATGACCGGAAATACAGTCAAATATTATTGTTGTTACCCTTTTTTCTTTAAAATGATAGATTTCGTTTTCATTTACATATATATAAGTTTTAAAATCATTGGAATTTTGATAATAATCACCGATGTGAGCCGGTTTTTCCATAGTACTCCAATTAGATGATGGATCATCTGATTGATAAAAAGTTTCAATTTTATTATCAGTACTTTCCATCAACTCGACAGATGATAAAAATTGAAAATTATTTGCTATTGCAGTTGATGTTTCTTTATCGTAAATTTCCACCCAATCATTCATATTAAAAGAGCCGATTAAACGGCTCTCTATACATTTATACACTTTGTTTTCTGTAGTCCATGTATCTCCTTTGTTATAAGGAACTTTTGGTGTACTACCATAATTTTTGATTAGACTTACATTTTTGTTTGCAATAGAATTACTTTTAAAGTTTTCTTCACCAAGTACTTTCTTTAAATATCCCAGTGTGACATTATCCTTGTCATACTTTGGGTCATAATTTTGAGCCATATTTTCAACTCCTTAATACAAACTATTCCAGATTTTTTCTTTTTCAGACTGTGTCAATTTTAGACCATTAATATATGTATACATCGAATTCTTAAACTCTGAAGTACTATATCCAGCTCTAGAAAATAAAACTATCTTTTGTTTTTGAGAACATTTTAAATTGTTGATATATTCAAAAACTTTCCTCTTTCTAATACTTGCTTGCTTGGTATTAGGATAATATTTGGCTATTTTATCGGCATATTCCATAGTATTAAAATAATCATCCGTCTTAATACCAAACGTATTAACTAACAGTTCAGATATATCACTGCCATAATCCTTATTATATAAATACCATTTTGTTTTTTCGTCAAATTTAGAATTTTTGATATACTCAACCATTTCCTTTTTAGCAAAGCCAGAAGTATATTCTCGTCTCAAAATTTGCCTTTTAGAATAATAATTGTATAAATCTTCTGGGCCTACATTATAATTTTTAATTTCGTTAACAAAATCTTTTTTTGAATCTTTATTCAAGCCGAAATAAAATTTATATATTTTTTTATCATTTGGAAGTTGTTCCAAGTCGCTTACCTTCACCTCAGAATTGCCAATCTTAGATAATAAATAATTCTTTTCTTGGCGTGAAAAATTACTATTCATAATTAAGAATGCCTTTTTGCCAGATGCACTACCATTTATAGTTTTTCCTTCATGATCTTTATCAGATTTTATTTTACTTATTTCCTTTTTATCATCTTGATACTTTCTATACTTGTTTACTGATATATTCATTTTCTCAACTTCTTTTAACTGCTTATCAGTTAAAGGACTATAACTATTCTCAAAATATTTTCTTGCATTTTTAGAAGCATATTGACCAAAAAGTAGGGCTTGAGCAACTGCAACTGGATTCTTCTCTGCTTCAAAACGTAATTGACCTTTTGATGTATAACTTCCTTTAATTTTTTTATCATTAACATACATTGAAGCTCCCTCTATAGTCTTCTTTAATTGTCCTCCACCAAATGGTAAAACAGTATAATAAAATGCTTTTTTGGCCTCGTCTTTAACAGTACTTTCTCCTTTTAAAATTTTAAGTGGATTAGCAGCACTAGAAATAGGAAGTCGACCACCACCTATTAAGCCTCCAACAAAAGGAATATCTTGCGTAAGATTTTCTAAAATATCAGCCGTTTTATCTGATATTTTAATCTTTGGATTTATGGCTGTATCATAAACCTCTTTTATCGTGTCGACAGGCGAAAAAGCAGATTTTCTTCCTACAATTTTTTCTGTCAATTGATTATAGATCCACGCTCCAAAAAACATTTTGACGAATGCCGAAACAAGCTTATTTTTGCCCTCGTCAGATAAATCTCTTGGCAAATCCTTAAACATATATCCAAACTGATTATTTACTTCTAATTGGAACGCAGTCAATGTTTTTATTAGTGGATTTTTAGAATTAAACGCTGTTGGCATTTCACCTTTTGTTCTTCCAGCCATTAAATCTCTAGCAAATTCATCAGCATTTTGCATAGCATCAAATTTTGTCATTCCTTTTGCAATGTTTTCATAGTACTTTCCTCTTACAATAGTATTTGAAGTAATTGAATCGATTGCATCAAACATAAAATTCATTTTCTGACTTATTTTATCGAGTTTTGTTTTATATAACGTTTCCGCAGCATTTAGTCTTGATGTTAAAAAAACAGAATTACCCTCAAAACCATCAGCAGAATACTGACTTTTTATTGCTTCTCTCAAGCCCTTTATTAAATATTTCGATTTAACTTGAGAAGCAGCTTGAGTAATTGGAATAAAATTGGTCATAGCACTTGAAAAATTCATACCAATCATGTTAGCAGACAATCTGCTAGTAACGTTTTCCATTACATTATAATACTTTCTGTTGGACAATGCTTCAACAGTTCTATCAAGATTAGATTTTTTGTTTGCTATGCCATTTGTATAGTCTCTCAACTCAGTTACTAAATTATTTAAAGATGTAGTATAAGTTTTATATACTTTTTCTATTTTATCTTGTCTTTCACCAAATGTTAAACTACTATCAGCATATATTTCATCTATTTTTGATTGGATACTTTTATCAGAATGTTGATATCGTATCTCATTCTCCAATGCCCTTAAGTTTTGAATATCCTCAGTAAAATATATTGTCTCCATTGCTCCACGCAAATAATTATCCATACCCATTAAAGCATTGTAACTGGTTATCTTTCCTTTTCTGTTCTGTTGAAAAGATGTCCAAACTTTACCGGGCTTGAAAGCTTCAGTCATTCCAGCAATTGTTATTGGTAGATTATCATTTTTAAACTTCCACCCTAATTTTTCTAGAGTTTTACCCACCATACCTTTTGGCTTTGCATCAACAAAATGTGGAAAATACCCCTTACGATATTCTATCTCGGGATAGCCATACTCTTTCAACACAGGATTGACTCTCTCAAACAGTTCATCATATATACTCCTGAACACCTCAACTGCATCTTCTACCTTTTTGTAATCTAAATTATTTTGCTCTAAGAAATCATCTACTTGTGACCCAGTAACAAGTGTTTCTGGATTATACTTATATTCTCCAAACATTTGTACAGCCTGCGACTCTTTATCAGTTAAACCAAGCTTATTTATTCTCTCATTGTAATTAGAAATATCTTTTTGCATTAGAGCATTATGTTTAAATATTGGCTGAATATAACTTGTATATATTTTATTTGCATCCTTGCCCATAACATCATAAAAATTTCGCTTCATTGTGTTAATTTTGTATGAAAGGCCTGATTTTTTATCAACCCAAGTATAGGAATTACTTATTAATTCTCTAGCTTTTTCTCTAAGCTGATAAGTTTTTTCTTTTCTTATTTGCTTAGGGGACATGTCAAAACTACTAATTAAATCATCTATATCTTGATTATTTTGAATTGCATCATAAATATAATTTGAAACCAGTTCCATTGCCTTAGTTTCAAGATTATATTTAGATTGAGTCTCAAAGTCCTCATGAGTAAACACGGAAATTCTATTCAGCATTTGAGCTCGCATATCATTCAATTCTTCTCCGTTTAAACCTACTGTTTTTTTCTCGCTAAAAACTGTTGGATATTTTCTAGATAATTCATTATATATATCAATTATGTCATCACCATATCTGCGCAATTTTAATGTATCATAATTGTTTTTTACAAAATTACTAAAGCTAGAAAATTTTTTTCTTACTTCCTCTGGAACATATATTTCATTTCTCAATATTTCATATTTTATATGATCGATTATTTTTTGTGTATAATCTTTCTTTGATTGCGAAAAATTGCTTTCTATATCCTTTTTTATTGTATCAATTGATGTGTTTTCATCATACTTAGATACTATCTTCTTAAAATTTTCTTGGTGGGAATAATCTTCATACTGAATTATCTTAGACATTCTTTTAAAATAAGTATCGTTCTTTTTCTTTTGTTTTTTCGAATTAACACTTTTAACTTGTGCATCATCATTCTGCTTTAATGAATCATTTGTTGCATTATATTTCATATTTTCAAATTGATGCTTTGTACCAAAACTTTTAAAATTTTTAGCAACAAACTCTTGCCATGAGCCATTTTTCTTTGAGTATTTTTCGCTTTCCGGAAAATAGCCAAATTCGTTAATATCATCCCCAGCAAATAAAATATCTTTCGCCTTTACTGTCATTTCTAAAATTTTACCCTTACCATCTAATTGATGAGAATTATGATATTCTGCATACTTTTTCGAAGGAGTTATCCAATCACCAGGATTAATCTTATCACCAATAGTTGCTCTATATATTTTTATTTCTGCTTCAGGTTTGTTTTGAACCTTTTGTAATGCCATTAAGGATTCCTTGTTATATGCATCATTCATATTCATGTACCATTCAGGATGTTCAAACACTCCTGACATATTTTCTTCAAAATTAGATGCATTTCCATAATCAGAACTAGGACGATGATTCATAAAATAATCTGTGTTATTTCCTAAATTATATATGTCATTGCCAATATTTATTTTTTGATTTGTATCTGTAGCTGTTTCATATATTTTATTTCCTAATTTTTCTCCCAATTCTTTAATTGCATTTGTATCAGACCACAAACTGAATTCATTAAGAACATTATTATTACTATCCATTAAATAAACTTTAACGTCTCCGTTATCTTTCCTAAAATATTCTATAATGTTAGTTTTTGTTAAATCATCATATTGTTTTGCATTTTTATCCAAAGAAAAAGAACTATTATCTAGTTCTTGCGTATTTTTTACCATATAATTTGAAACATCTAATTCTTTATTGCTATTTAATCTTACTTTAACATCAGCATTATCTGCAAATATATCATCCAGAATAAGTTTTTCTGCTGGTATTTTAAATTCTAATTTTGTAGTACCTCTACCATCAGATTGACTAGCACTTTTAGAAGTACTAAAATAAACATACGGTTCTTTAGCTATCATTTTACCGCTTTGTTTTATTTTATTGGCATTTTCAGTTGTTGTTTGATGATATAAAGTTACATAACCGTTTTTATCTACTTTTGCTCCGACTGATTTAACTTCTTCAATTAAATCCTGTGCATCTAATAATTCATCACCAGATACCCTTTGTTCCAAAGAAAAAGAACTATCTTCTAGTCCTTTTGTTGAGTTCTTTGATATATCATTTTTTTCAAATGCTGTATTGCTTGATGTTCCGTCATTATGTCGCAATAATGGTTCAAATAATCCGCCATTTCTTGATACTCCTTGTTGGTTTTCAAGTTGTTTGCTATCAGTAAGGCTGTATCTAGTGTTAGATTTGCTTGAATCGATGCTTTTTTCAGATTTCTTAACTCTTGCGAAACTACCATCATCTTCTCCTTCATAAAAATTGTTTATATCACTATTGTAATCTAAATTAACATTATTTTCAAGGTAGCTCGACGTTTCGTATTTTATTGGAACCTCTTTTAATCCTAATTTTTTAGCTACTAATAACCGATGATTTCCATTATATAAATCCTTTTTGCCATTTTCATCAATAGCTATTTCTATCGGATTTTCTATTCCATTAGCCATAATACTACTAGTTAACTTTTGAATCTCTTCATTTGTTCTGTATCCACCATTTTTAATTAAAGGTAAAATTTTTTCAATAGGTACTATTTTTACATTTTTCTCATCTTTGATATTTTCTTTTGTTTTTTCTTGAATATCATCAATTAGTTCATCAGACAATTGTAACGTTTCATCACTTTTCTTATTTTGTTTATTAAACAAAGAATAATATTCTTTTGTTAATTCAGCATTATTGCTTTTACGATATGCTTCCTCCCACTTGTTTTTTAAATTTTTTACAAACAGTGATTCCTTAGAATTCCCAGTTATTTTATTGGCAATTTCTACAATTTTATTATAAATCTTCTTAAATATACTTGGTTTACTGATTGATAAATTATTAATGAACTCTGTATTACCAAACAATTGACCAGATACATCAGCTAAAACCTCGCTGGAAACATCTTCTGTACCATAAATTTTTTTCAATGATTCTAAAGCATCATTGAATTCTTCATTTTTGGAAGCATAATCCATAACAAGATTTTTCATTTCATCAGTCTCTATTGCATGAGTTATTTCATGAGTTAAAATAAATTCTCCTGCACGATCTGAATTTGGATTAATTCTAATATCAACTTCTCCATTATCATTGATTCCTATACGACCATTTACATTATCACCTAACGCACTATCGAATGTAATATTATAATTTTTATCATTAATAACTTTTTCAACAGTTTGAACAAAATCTTTTGTCTCACTACTATTATTCATAAATTGATTGGCACTTCTTCTGAAGTTATCAATTTTAGAATTATCACTTGATTCATAAACAAATCGCTCTTGGTTTTGATTAATATCACTCATTTTTTGAATAGTATTACTATCCAACGGTAAACCCACTTGACTATTATTTTCAACTAAAGGATTACCTTCAATATTGTTTTGTTGCTGAAGATTATTATTAACATTATTGTTATTGGCCGCAGGAAGAATTCCTCTTTTTTGACGATTAATTTTAGCATCTATTATATTATTTCTAAAGTCTGTAATTGTATTAGGAGCCTCCAAAAAACCGCCTGTTAATCCACCAACAATAAAACTTGAGAACACGTCTTGCCAATTAACTTTTTCGTCATTAGAATAAGTAGCATTCTTTAAATATGGATCAATAATTTCGGATAGTCCCTCTTCTAAACCTTCACCAATAAATTTATATCCATAATTTGCTAAAGTTTTTGTAAATGCTTTTACATATTCATTTTTAATTTTTCCGGTTGCTTTATTTATTAATTTTTCTACTGGAAGATCAAGTCCACCTTTTCCTTTTAATCCTGGAATACCTCCCGTAATCCACTCTGTAGCCATTTCCTTTGCAGCATTGCCAATACCATATAATCTAGCTTGGTCAAGGGTTGCTCCATTATTTAAAGCTTCTTCTATACCAGAACCGTAACTAGAAGTTCCAATCATGGCATTGGAAGGTATTTGTTTGATTAAACTTTTTCCTATATTACCTGTTATAGTTTTTGCTTTTGCAAGTCCTTTCAATCCTTCTGTAGATTGCAAATTTGGTGGTGTTTGCATAAAAGTCTGTCCCATGACTAAAGCTGGAACCATGCCACCTACAGCCTGAGCTACTTGACCACCAAGATTATCCCTTCGAACAAGAGAATTTTTTTCTAAGTCATCAACTAAATCGCTATAGCCAACTTTATCTTGAAATTCTTTAGTTACATCTTTTTTAATATCCCTTTGTTGCATTTTCTTTAAATCCTTAAGATTTTCATCTGCAACTTTTTTACCGTTTTTAGCATAATCAATAACATAATTGATCCTGCTCTCTAGAGGGTTAACAACCAAGTCACTAACAGAATCAGCAGTTCCCTCAAGACTTTTCATAGCTCCAGTGCCAAGGTTTGTAGCAGTATTAACCGCAGTATTAACTGCTGTATCACCTACCTGAAATAATTTACCTGCACCTGGAATAGACTTAGCAACATTTTTACCCGCATCGTATAAATTAGCTAAATCTGTAACAGCATTTGAAAAAGATAAACCATGATTCTTAACAGAACTATTATCAAAAACATCACCTAGTTTATTTATAGCAGTCGAAAAAGAGTCTTGTTTTATTCTTTTTTGCTTTGCTTTTGGTAATTGGTTATTAGGATTATTTTTCTTTAAAGTACTCCATTTAGCTTCAGATGGATTCCATATTTCTTCATCATCTTCATTATCTATCCAAGTACCACTTTTTGGGTTCCAAATACCCATTCTATCACCTACCTAACACGTTCATATTCATTTTTTGAACCATTCCAAATGTAATATTTATTATTCAATTTCCAAACAGTTTGATTTGCAATATTTACTCCTGAAGAATTAATAGCATTTTTACCAAACATTTGTCCTGCTGTTTTTCCTGAAGATTTAAGTTTCTGTCCATTTATATTATTTGGTTGATATCTTACTCCATTTTTATCAGTTGTAGCAAATGTTCCATATTTTGCATCTTGGTTTAAATTGCCCTTCCAATAATCTGTATTAACCTCATAATTACCACTTGTATCTCCAAAAGAATATTTTGAGTTATTAGATGCTCCTAACTGTGCCCAAGCTAATTGATTATCAAGATTAGCCTGTCTTTTTTGTTCTTCTAACTGAGCTTCTGCTTGTTTTTGTGATATATAATTGTTATAAGCATCCTGTCCAAGTTGAAGTGCTGTAGATTCGATATTAGAGCTTTGATTAGCAAGCATTTGAGCATATTGGGCAGCTAAATTACTTTTATTTGTCTCATACTGCAAATTTGTATTATTTATCTGGTTATCAACATCACGTAAACCAGAAGCTTTATCTTTTAAAATCGTATTAAGATTAGTGCCATAATTATTATTTATTGAATTAACCTGAGAACCTACTAATCCTTGTGAGTTAAGCCCCGCCCTACTCATAGCGCCTTTATTATCTTTTAAAGCTAATAATCTATTAATATTTGCTTGTTTTGCATTATCAAGGGCTGTAGCATTGATTTTTTCCTTATTATTATTCAAATTATTAATTGCCTGCGTATTTGAATTTGCCAAACCATTTAGTTCAGCTTCCTTCTGGGCATTTATACTATCTAATAAACTATTATTTGAATTTATATAGTTATTTTTAACCTGATCGGACAACTGTTGAGCTGCCTTTCTCCATTCATCTAAAGCCATATTATTCCTCCTTAATTTCCTCTATATTTTCCTGCAAGAATAAATTCTATAATTAATCTTTCAAATAGCATTTTATATTCAGTTTCATTTTTCATAAAAAATTTAATAAACATAAACTTCTTTATTTTTTCTTTTTCTTGTATTGTCTTTGGAAAATCATCTGTTAAATTATGATAACTTTTAGAAATTATCTCAACAGTTCCATCATCCAATTCATAACCGAAAGTAATATCACAATCATTGTATGGATTAATTATCAATGTAACTGTTTTTATAGTTTTAGCAAAAAAACTAGAGTTCAATTCTAAAAATGGAGTTTCCCAATACGATTTCACTGGTACATCTCCATCTAAATAACCATCATTAAATTTACATACTTTCCCGCCATCTGTTCCAAAATACAATATATTATTCCATACAAAAAAGGTTCTTATTGGTAAATTATCCCAGTAATACCATTCATATTGATACTGTTCTGTTTTTGCGTGTTTTGGATAGCTTAAATATCTACTATCAGCTATATATACATGATTATTTACTGCTAAATAATATTTTCCTAATAAACTAATTGCTACTGCATTCTCCAAATTTGATTCTTTTTCAAGTTTTCCATTGATATAATAACTTCTCTGTTGTGCATATTTTTCACCATTATTACCAATTACGGCAAAAACACCTTGATCAGATAAAAATAATGGATCGTTCAATAAATTACAATTTGCATATCTACTAACACAACCAATATTTTTTACTCCATCTTTTAACGGAAAAACTTCAAGGTTGTCCAGTAAATTGGTTGATCTATAATAAATTGTACAGTCAGTATCGCTTTGCTTTTTATGAATTGCTAAAGTTCCATCATTTAGTCTTGAATAGCTTATTATCGGTTCTACACCTATTTTAGTAAAGTTCTCATCAGGCCAATATGTAGGATCATCCTCTTCGCAATGAAAATCATAATTTGGAAAATTGGCATTTCCAGAAGCAAAAATTCTATTATTATTTCCGTCATAACCAAATAACGTAATAATTGAACACTTATTTATTTTAGAATAATTTTCACTAACAACTTTTTTGTATTTAATACTAACATTATCTCTTCCTAAAACAGGACTTTCTCCAGGTGCAGAAGAAAAAGTAACTTGTCCAGTAATAAGATCAACAGCATAGTCAGTAATAACATTCCATTCACCTGAAGAATTTAACACTTCCACCAATTCAACACTATCAATATTTGTATCATCTAATTTAAATACCGTTTGCTGTTTCTTTTCGATTTCTCCATTAACTGTTTCTGTAATTTCTTCTGTTAAAAATGTATTGATGCGATATGGTGACATTAAATTAATTTTTTCATAATCAGTTCCACCACCTGATGAATCTCTTCCTATAGAAGTTGTAGGAATATATCCTGATTCATCTAAGAAAGACACTTTATAGCCTGTTTCAGTACCTGTATATATAATTGCTCTACTGCCATCAAAAATAGTCAAATAATCCCCTATATAAACGGCTTGTGACCTTTCATCAGCCATTCCCGATAAAATTTCAGTGCAAGTCAAAAAATCAGTTGTACATTCATACAATTTAGTTCCAGCGTGAACTAAAAAAATTTCCTTTGTTGGTAAGTCTACATTCCATATACCATTTATTCTTAAGCTAAAATCCTTTGCTATTTCATAACCATGTCTAGTTTCATTGTAACCATTATAATTAATAATATTTTTTGCGTTAGGGCTTCTTCTCTTATCAACTTCAATTGGGCTTGTCGTAAAATCCACTCCTAAAAAGTTATCAATGCTAAAATAACTTTTTGATTGTGTTGCTGGTACAGAATACATATGCATCACCAAACCATGCTGTATACAGAATTAATTTCTGTAGGATTAGGATTGAAGTCTTTTCCCGCAATATTGGATACACTGGTTACAAATTCATTCATATAAATAGTTGACAATTGAATATCGTCGTCCTTATACAATTCTCCGGCAATGTATAAAGGTATTAGTGAAACTAATTGATTATCCAATTCAATATCCGTAGATACAGAAGAGGAACTTAAAATCATATCATGGTATGATTCATAGTATATAGTAAATTCTCCGTCTTCTTTTTTCCACTCCGGAACAACCAAATAATTATTACCTTCTACATAAAATTCAGGCTTTTTATCACCATTAAATACTATCTGATATATTCTTTTGAAATTTGATATTAATTGATTAAGATTATACTTTGTTGTATTTTCTTTATATTTTAATTTATAACTTTTAATTAACGGTTTACCATTTTCTATAATATAATTAATTGCTTCATTACATGCTTGAGGCATTGCATATAAATATGTTTTATACTTTTTATTTTGTTTATAATCATCTAATTTAGAAATTTCTAACTCCTCATTATTCAAAAACATTTTTTTTAAAGACTCGATTTGTATTTGTCCCCAGTTCATTTTTATACCTCCCTATATTTGGTCAAGTCTGTAAGAGTTGCACTTACATTTATCTCTTAACTTGAAGAAGAGAAACTAAATATATTTAGCTTCTTTTAAAATATCAGCCACTGTTTGAGGTACAGTTACTTGTTCACCTCTTAAAATTTGATATGTATATCCATTAATAGTTACTGGAACCATTTTTTCTTGAGGATTAAGTTCACTTTTTGGAACGATTAAAGTAACTTGTGTTTCTTTTGCTAAAGCAGCTCCTGTTGACATTGAATCATCAATAAGAACTTTAGCAGGTATTGCTGATAATTCTATTGCTTTTTCGTCGGCTGCTTGCATTTGTTCATCTAATGCTTTACTTTTAGCTTCTAATTCCTTTAATTGTTCTTTTATATTTGCTGCTGTTTGATCTAATTTGTCTTGAGCCTCTTTAATTTGAGCTAATACTTCAGCTGTATTAACTTCTGTTGATTCTTTAACATTTTCTTTTTCAACAATTTCTTTGTTTTCTTCTGCTTGTTTTGCCATATTTTTCCTCCTATTTTAAGAAAGAGCAAGTCTTAGTCTTGACTTGCTCCTGTTTCAATTCTACATATTGCTAATTCGTTTAATCGAACAGCAGTAAAGAAAGATTTCCAACCAATTGTAGAACGTTGATTTAATGGATCTGCTGTACCAGCTGAGCCAAAAGGTTTTACAATTATTGATGCTTTTCCTTGACCTTTTTCAACATTTACAACACCATATGCATGGCGACCATAAATAACAGCTTTATGTACTTTAACTTTTGACGCACCTTCACCAGTTGGTGTATTTTCAACTGTTTCAATATTAGATGATACTCTTATTCTTATACCATCATATTTACCAATTTCACCTGATAATAAATCTTCTGGTTTGGCATATTTCATTACTTCAACAAAACCATTACCTGTCGTGTCAGCTTTTAAATCGTATTCTTGTGAACCGTCAATAACTGCGTGATAACATCCATCTGCAAATGGTTTAATATTTGCATTTCTAAGTCTCATTTTTGCCTTACGAAGTTCTACACCATTTAAAACATCTGATTTAACAATAGCATTACGATTTGCTTTTCCATTGGCATATTGAACTGTTGTTCCAGCAGTTACTATATCTCTTACTCGAGTATCGGTCGTAAGCCCTGCTTGTTCACCTAATAATTCAGATGTTTCTGTAATCACAGGATCTTTACCTTGCATATCAAGAACATCTGTTACAGTAACGAAGTCACCTTCTTGTTTTGCAGTAGCAGTAACTGATGTGATATTCAAATCGCTACCAGCTGGTGTAACTCCTTCTGTTAAAGAGTTAGTTGGTACTGACAAAGAGTTAAATTTTCTAAACTCAATTTTTGTTCCTTTTCCTTTTGGAATTACTTTTTTATCTCCATCCTCATAAAAGAATAAATCTGGTAGTTCTCTTTCTAATAGAGTTCTATCATAAAATGTTTGATTTTCTACTGTTAAAGTAGTCATTGAATTACTCATAATTTAAATCCTTTCTTGTACACCATCAAAAGCCTTCTTTTACTTTTTCTAGTTCTTTTAGGAATTGCTCTCTTGACATACTTTCATAGTCAGGGGTATTATCAGAACTTTGATTTAGACTACCTGGTGTACTAATACTATTGGCAATAGTCTTTTTTGCAGTTTTGATTCCCTCGTTCCTAAAACTCCTTTTAAATTTTGAAAAAGACTCATAAGTATCTACAAGTGTTTTATTTTTTCCCTCCGCATAATCTAAAAACATTTCATCTTTTAGCAATGATGAAATATTAACATCGGGATACTTTTTACTAAACTCTTCTATTTCTTGTTGAGCCTTACTTTCTTTTTCTAACTTTTCTTTTTCTATACGAGCTTCCTCACGCCTTTTGTCAGCTGTATATGAGGCATAATCTTTTAAAGGATCCTTGCCATCTTCAGCAATTTTATACATATCTTCGTATACCTCAACATCAGTTAAATCTTCAATTTTGGTATTTGTATAAGGATTAATTTTGCCTTTATAGGCAGATAATCTACCTTCCTCATATGCCTTATCGTATTTTGCTTTCTCAGCCTTTCTGCGTGCTGCCGCATATTTTGAATTTTCCTCCGAGGTTTGTGGATGTTTTTCAGTTTCACTTTCAACATCTTCTTCGGAAATTTCTGAAGTTTCTTCATTTGAATCATCACCTTCAGTAGAAGAAGGATTTTCATTTTCTTCCTCTTCTGTATCAGTAAACTCTAATGAATTTTCTTCTTCAGTAGTCTCATCTACTACGGTTGAATCAGCGACATTCAACTCTTTTTCGCTTTCGTTTTCCATACTTTCCTCCTTGATTTTTGCGCTTTTCTTTGCGATTTAGATTTTTACGCTTTTCCCTGCGAAATTATATATAAACTTTCATGTTTATATCAAAATAAAAAGAGCATTGCTCTTAATTATGGACTTACATGAATAAATCAATGCCAATTTTACTATACTGGTTGCATCGACTGCTGAGGATTTGTTTGACTTAATATATCTTGTTGTTGGAATAACATCTGTCTTTGTTCCTCAGCTTTTTTCTGACGCATCTTTTTTAATTGTGATTTAAATACCATAATAGACTCTGGATAAAGTTCAATATACTCATCAAAATCAATATCACCAGCTTTTTTCATTGAATCAAGCAAGCTTACAGTTAATGATTCACTATATATACCACCAGAACCAACTTCAACACTTAAAGAAAAATCTATATCTTTGTAATTCTCGCCATTCATAGAGACTGTATAAAGTTGATTATCTTCTTCATATGAAAATAGTCTGTCATCAGTATAGTAATTTTTAAAAAACTGTTCATGAATTTTTCCAATTTTTTGGTGTGCTCTATAAAACTTTTTCTGATAAATTTCTATAGGTTTTTTTGCTTGATTTTGGAGTGCTATAATAGCAGAAGCTGCCATATTAGCACCCATGACCTCGCCTGTAACGACTTCACTAGAACCAGTTACAGTTCTTGTTAAACTAATCAAACTATCTGTTAAAGTTAATGCCTGACTACTAAAACCTGACGTTTCCATATACTTAAAGCCCCAATTTTGACTTTTTGTATTATCAGTTAATACTTCACCAGGAGCATTTGTAATTTGCTGACGAGCTAACGCTCCAGCTTTTTGTATTATTTTAGGCCATGCCGTTTGTTGAACGGATAACAACATCATTGCTAAGTTAAAATTAACAGCCTTATTATTAGGTATTGCTTGTGCTACTTCTCCTATTCCATAAATACAGTCTTTTCTGTTTTTGTGAGATTCAAAAACAATTGGATATAGCTGATTCTTGAAAAAGGAATCTTTTTCTCCAACTTTATCAGGCTCACTCAATTCACTTCCATCGTCTTTTATTTCTTCGTCAGTTAAGATAACCTTATTTTTATTTGGCTCCCAATATGTAGTATCTTGTATAACTACATCTTTCGTAGATTTACTCCAAACAACCTTTCCATTTTTTCTACTATATTTGGTAAGAACTGTACACACTTCTAATTCTTTTGTAGCTTCATCATCAATTTCATGATCTGCCTGAATTAAATCAACATTCTTTAGCTTATTTTTTTTTGCCAATTCCTTAACACTAGAGACAGACTCAATAGATGCAATTATGATGTACTTTTGTTTTTGAACGTCTATTTCCCTTGGGTTAGAAACAATTACATTAGATGGTTTAAGCACTTCCCCTCTTTCACCACCTAAATATGGTGTTTCCATCCCTCCAAGAACATTGTTGTCCCAAAAATAATGATAAATGTATGTACCAAATTGGGTACCATACTCAATTGCATGTTCATCCAATTCATCTTGTCTTAACTCTTTTGAAATATTATCAGCGAATTTTGTAAAAATATTGGCTCCTTCTTGTGCCTGTTCTAATCTTTCACCGAACATCTCCGACGGAGTATAAACTAGTTTAATCTTTTCACTTAATATTCCAGCCTTCTTGTTATCAGCTATCATAGCACACAAATTAATTACTGGTCTTGGCAGATTTTTTGTTTTTTTAGTAGCCTTAGGCCATTGATTACCTTCATAGAACTTCTCACAGTCTTCCCATTCTTTTGTAAGACCTGACCTTTCAAAATAATTTAAACCTGATTGATATTGTTGCCATATAACTGAAGCCATATTACTATTCATCGTATTCACCACCTGATTTTCCATTTAACCATTCATCAATTATATCTGAAGATGGTATTTTAACATTTGCATCAACTTTTTCATCTTTTTTATTTTCTAATTCAAATGTTAATTTATTTATTTCTTCCTTATATTCTTGAAATATGTTAAAATACTTTTTTATAATAAGAGGCAAAAATAATCCTAAACAAAATCCTGTAATAAAAACAAGTAAAAATAATATACCTAATAAAATATCCATATTACCACTCCAATTCAAAATCTTCTTCATCTAAATTGTAATCATCTGTTTCATCTTGCAATGCAAAAGGAAGAGTACTTTTTTCTTCTCCCTCTTTTTTGATAACAATATATGTTTGCTGACATCTTGCTGCATGGGCTATAGCCAAAGACATAATCCTATCATCATGATATCCATCATCAGCCGCTTGTTTTCCATCACTTCTTTTGATAAATGTTAACGCCTCTCTTAGTGTTGTACGATCATTTATCAAATCAATGCACTCTTTAAAAAAATCTACAAGTTCAGCTATTATTACTGGTCTCGTAGCTTTATTTGTATTAAATCCTAACTTGTCTTGAATTTTGATGTTTAATCCCTCATCAACTTGCCTTAAATACTGATTAGTATAATCCATCTCCCATAACTTTTTTACTGGATACGTTGAATAATTGGTTTCTATGCAAAGCAGTGCCTCATTATAATATTTGCCTAGGCAAAACATTTGCATCACATACTCGGTCTCATCAAGTTCAATTTCTAATGTAGCACTTTGATTACCCGTAACATTATTTATAACATCTCCGGCAAAGGAATCTGTCCCAATACCAGCAGTATCTCCACCTAATACATAAGGATAATTGTTTTTAACATCCTCATAAATTCTAATATATGGTTTTGCTTTAGATTCTACAAATTCAAACAAAGTAATCGTTTTACCATTATATTCATATTTAAAATAACCAGTTTTTATAGGATCGTGAACTCTTTGTAATCTATTCACAACAATTTCTTTTGGAAAAACACATTTACCGGTTGATAAAAACGCTTCTTCTGGACATGATGGATATTCCTGTTTAAACTGGTCCAAATCATTTGAACAGTTATTTTTTATACACCATCTTCTCCAGGTAATTTGCTCATTCGACAAATTATATAGTTCTTTTATTTCTAATTCATCTTCAGTTAACTCAAATCCTGAGTATGTCATTTTATATTCTGGATTAATATACCATGGAAAGAACAATGGAACAAAGTCACTTTTTCCAGCAACCGCATCATCCCATTTATCTTTAAAATCATCATAGCCATTTGGTGTAGATTCTATAATAATCATTGAGTCCGGTGTAGCCGGAACAGTCTGTACTAAGCCTAAATATGTATCTTTCTTATTTCCTGGCCAAAAGGCATATTCTGACATATGCAATTGTTGATAAGTAGTTGATCTACCTACACCAGCTGAGCCTGCAGTCATACACTTAATAGAACTATTTAACCCAGTTCCTTTTTCATTATTAAAAACCAAGGTGTTCTGATTATCATTTAATAATTCCGGCTTCAGTTGTTCTGGCAAATTTTGATACATTATTTTATACATGTTAAATAAGTTTGACGTGGCGTCAGATTTATGAGTAATTATACCTGTTTTAACATTAAAATTTAGAAGTGTATTACTATTGAATATACCACCTGTAACAGTAGATAAGCCTAATTGACGGGCCTTTAGAATTATTATTCTCACTAATTTATTTTCTGATTTTAGTTTTTTTATAGTATCGTACAATATTTGCTGAGCATAATTAAATTTTAAAGGAACAAGTTTACCTTCCTTATTAACTATTTTAAGATAATTTTCTATATACTGTTTTCTATTAATACTCTTCATTTGATATTATTCCCTTTAAATATTCTTCATATGGAACACTAATATTTTCATTTATATTGTGATTCTTTGAACCTTCGTTCCAACCAAATTGCTGTTCTAAGTTGAACTTAGCACCTTTGAATTTATCTGTATATAGTAAAGCTTCGCTAAATGCCTCTATTGTAATCAATGCTCTATCCATAACATCACTATACTGATGTTCTTCTTCTAAATAGTTGTAGAATGTTTTCTTACTAATCCCTAGATAATTAATTAAACCTATCTTACCCGGAACAATTCTATCATGTTGACATTTCTTAAAATATGTGGCTATTAAGTCTTCTAATTCACTTGGATTATTAAACTTTAATGGTCTTCCCAACTTAACTTTGTATCGTTTCGCTGTAATAATTAAATAGATTCCGAATCTATGCTATTTAAAAAGAATTCAATAGGAAATGCATTTACTATTTTAATTTCATAATTATTTTTATTAACTAAATTTTCATCATACATATTTTTATAATAATCAAGTTTTTTTTCAAAATTATCAGGTGGATTAATTATCAATTCGTTTGATGGAGTATCTGGTAATTTTAAAGTAACACAAATAGGTAAATTGTACTTCTTACATTCTTCAAATGCATC